CTTCCAACAATAGCAGCACCCATTATGTACCTCCCTCTAACAGGGTGTAAGAACCCCTGTCTTTAAAACCATATGATATCGCAGTATCGGCCACAGACTTTATTTTTGTTGCGACCATTACAACTTTAAACCCAAACTTTTTTGCTTCAAGCAACGCTGCGTCTATGACCATCTTTTTACCAGCAAGCATCAATGACCTGTCACACGCTTTGTTTGAAATTAACCACTCTATAAAGCATACAGAAGAATCAGTTTTGTACAAAAAAACAGCAACAACATCGCTCACAATAAAGCCAGCCTCTGGCAAAAGTGTAGGATGTGGCGGCTCAATGTCTCTTTGTAGGCACCAATCTATGATTTGTTTATAGTGTTTTTTCATTTCAAATCTTTCAACATTCATTCGTGATTTTGATAAAACTCCTGATCAACTTCAATCTCGTTGTCGCCATCTGGAACCATATTCATAAGTGTCTGGTTCATCTGTCTTCGTTGTTGCTCTAGTTCAGCAGCTGCTCCTGGAGGAACCTCGCCCATGTTTTCTTTTGCCATACACTTGGCCTTCATGTAAGCGCGTACAAAATTAATAAACTCTGGAACCTCTACCACATCAACATCCTCTGCAACGGTAGCTAGGTTTCTGATGTACCAAATTGTTACAATGCTTGAGTCAGTTGTTTTTGCTGGAGGGTATAGCATGATCTTAACCCCAGCTGATGACGAGTTTCTTATGATATAAGAGTAATCATCCGATGCGTCAACATAGGCTAGCTTCTCAAACTTGTTTACTCCTCGCACCCTTTTGATTGGATACTTCTTTGAGCCGTCGTCGTGGATGATTGATATGATCTTGTTTGCGTAAATGTCAGATGGCATCGAGTAGGCTTGCTGACCTTGTACCATTGCAAGAGGCTCAGATGATAAAAAATACTCGTCTTCTAAACCAAGCGTGTGAATCTCTGCTTCGCACTCGTCAATAGCTTCATTGCAGTATTGAGCCATCTCAGACGGCTGGATGAAGTTTTCCTCTTCAAGGTCCAACTCCTTCTCAACCAGTGCTCTGACTTCTCCATATGTCCAAGTCTTCATTATAATCTCTCCGAGTAAAGGCCAACAAAACACCTAATAGAGCATGGGCCTGTTGTACTTACGTCTAAAAATGTATCATCAAATAAATCATTATTAAAAGTAACAACCCCCGCCCCAGATGAAAAAGTAAGGATAATGTCTTTTGGTTTGAAAGAAAGGCCATGCGCTACCTTTTGGTTTGAAACAGCTGAGTTAAAGCTTAACTCTAAAAACTGAAACTGGCATTTTAAAATCTTCTCTCTGTCCACAGTCTCAATAATTCTTCTAAAATTCTCTCTGATGAACTTGTCGGTAATTTCTCTTAAAAATAGTGGTATCTTCATTCGTTACCTACATTCTCGCCATGGTAACTGTTGTGTGTCTCAGATGCCATTGCGTATGCGATAATTAAAGACACAAGATGAAGCTTCTCGTTCTTAGGCACGCCAGTAATGATCCACTTATAGGTGCCGTCAATAATCTGGTTTGCTGCATCTTCTACTGTGAGCGTGTCGTCTGTGCGCTCCTCAATCAAAAACTGTGTACCGTAGTTGTCGTTCTCAAATGAGATAAACATTTCTTCGCAATCAGCTGGCCAGTCAGACTGTGCGATGTTTGTAAGTGTGACCGTCTTTGCAGTTGAGTCAACCGAAGCTGTGCCAATTGTGTCGCTCTTTGAGACAATCACGCTTGCATTTGTAACCTGAACAGACTTGTAGCCACACCGAATGCCCTTTGCAGGGAAACGTCTTTTAACTTCAATGATGCCGTCATAGTTCCAGATTAAATCAGGGTCACCCCAAATGATGTCAGGGTCACCCCATGTGATGTTTCCACGAAACTCAATTGGAACTAGGTTTGATATTTTTCTATTGTCGTCATTGTTTGAGACAATCTGGATGCTTAAATTACTCTTGTTTTTGGCAGTGAGAAGGATCTTTGTGACCCACTTTCTAACCGCAGCGGTGCCAAAGCTATTATTGATGGTCTTGTAATCCCATATAATTGCCTGTCTGTGCCAAAGAGATGCGACAACAGACTGGTCAATTTTAGGGTCATTAAACTCTGTCTCTAGGTGTTTAAACATGTAGCCAAACACATCTCCCCTGTAGAGGAGACCATTGTAAAATACGATAGCAGACGGCCTAAACGACTCACCCCCAGACACGGTTGTAAAGGTTGACTGTCTAGTAACTCCCCACCTCAAATCAAGAATGTAACACTTGTCGTTGTCACCGCTTGACTGGTCATACTGATTTGCCCACCACACGCGGTTGTTGTCTCTGTCGTAAACCCCTGTGATGTTTCTTTTTTGAGCAGAGGTCTCTGTGATGGTTTTATAGGTGTCATTCCAGTCGTCGTTTATTTTATCAACACTAAATCCATCAGTGAAGTACACGCCGTCATTTCCAAAGAAGAATAGTCCACGCTCAGTTTTCACAATGCTGCTATTTGACAAACACCCAGCGATGTCACTAATGCGTTGGGGGAATACTCCGCCAGATCCAAGCTCGTCAAAAAGCCCATCGAGCCTGTAAATATTCTTTTTGCAAAAAACAATCGGCGTGTTGTTGATGTGAGAGATCCCTGTAATCTCGTCTTCTAAATCGGTGTAAAAGGTATCAGGCACAGAGTCTGGGTCATCCTGAAGACTTTGCCTGACTCTGAAGTTAAGCGTCTCTCCAGCCTCTTCAACGTGAGCATACCATGCAATTCCATTTACAATGGTTAGGTATTTACACTTTGGAGGAGGACTGTTTTCAACAATGTCACCTGTCGTGTAAAGAAACTCGTTTAGTTCAATTACTGCGTCACTTGTGATGTCGTTATAAACAGTGGTTCCGTTTGTTACTTCTCCAACGTAAAACAAGGTCCCGCCGTTATCAGTGGTCCTGTAAATCTTTACCTTGATGTTTGCAGTGTCGTAATTACCAGTAGCACCATTCGCAAGTACAGGGATTGCAGAGATTGAAATTGGGTTAACATTAGGAGGACTCGCAAGTAGTGCTGACACATAAGTGACCCCACCAAAGTCTTCATAAACCACACCGTCGATTGTGTAGGTGTAGTAATAGATGAATGCGTAAATATAGTTTGCAGCACCCGCAACAGGTGTGACCACAGGAGACGACGCAAGCAGTGGTAGCCCTGCGGTTCTTGCGTAGAACGTAGAGCCGTCTTTGTATAGCTTCATTGGGTTTGGCATCCCATCGTGAGTTATAAAAAGATGCTTGTTCCACTGAGCGTGCGAAACTCTGCTTAATGCGTCGCCAACAGAGAACACTGGATTTCCAGATGGCCCTTGAATGGTTGTGTACGCAGATGGGTTTCTAAAATAAACATTTCTAGCGGATTGAACCAAAAGATTAGTGTTGTTGTTGTAATTGATGAGCGTTGAAATGCGAGACGCTGTTGGGATCTGAGGCTGTGACTCGTCTTCAATAACGCTCCCACCACGAGACATTAGCTGCATGTCTGGAGTGATGAGCAGGTTGTCACAGGTCTTACACTTGTTAGCCTGTACGCCAACATCTTGATCTGTGAACCCGCCAGAGAAATCGTTTATTGGAAAAGCCTGTGTTTGAATCATCCGTAAAATGCCTTCACATCAACCGTGTTGTCGTTGATATAAATGTAATATTGAGTAACAGACACCTTCTCAACGCTTGGAGTGATGTAATGACCATCAGCTGCTCCAGATGCAATTCTAAACCGAAGGCCAATGGTGTCTAAGTTAATCCCACCTGGAACAGTCACAAGCTGCCTATAGTTTCCAGATCCAAGAGACACCCATGAAGCTGCAAGTATCGTCTGAGTGATGCTATCAATTGCAGATGCGTCGATCTTTTCAGAGTCAACGCCGTCGTGCGTGTGATCGTTTAATCTTTGAATGTTAAACTCAAGAGCAGGGAAGAATGTAAACCCTCGATCTGGAGACTGTGGTAATTTATATCCATTTGATAAAGTGATCATTTAAGCTCCATTTTTTTAAGACCGTCTATTTTTCTTGGCAGCATGTTTTTTAGTGCCGACTTAAACTCAGGCTTGCATCTTTTTCCAAGCATCCGGCACGCCTTTTCTCCAGCGTTTTTACCAGCGACGTAATCATCCATTGGAATAATCAGCGCTCCTGCTCTTGCTGGGAGCGTCTCGCCAGGGTTCTCTGGGTCTGGTCTCTCTGGTTGAGGCTCAAGCATCTCAATGAGCGCATCAACATCAAGATCGAATGTCTTATCAGTCTGTGTCTCTGCACAGATTGCCCCAGCGTTTACAACGCCAGCAACAGAGCACACCCGCTGGTTAGGAATGGTCACACACCCACTAGCCGTTAAAATGAATAAACTTGCTAAGATGTTTTTTCGCATTCTCCCTTGCCTCTTTAAACTCCGCAGAATCAATTCCATTTGTGTCAGCAATAGCTCTTAGGTTTAAAACTGCTATTGTATACTCTCGCCTGTGTTTCTCATTTAAAATAACAATAGCCTGAAGGTCTATCAAAAGCTTAATCTTTGAAAACAGTACATCTGAAATCCAGCCAACCAAGCCAGTGATTATCTGCTTAATTGGCCACACCGCAAGATATGGTGCTTGTATAAAAAGAGACGCAAGTGCAGCTTTTAAAGCCGTGTCCCACACAACCTCTTTAAAAAAGCCCTCTATCGCATGAAGTTTTGGATTTACTGATTCACTCATGTTTTTGGCGCTAGGGGGAGACAAACAGGTCTGCCTCCCCGCCAGCAATTATTATGACTTAAGTGCAGTTTGAAGGAGGCTCAAAATAGCGTCGTCAATCTGTCCTGGGATCGCTTTTTTGATCGCTTCAATTACGGCGTCAGAGTTGATGGACACTTGGAGGTTAACGCCAAGGCCTACCTTCTCGAGACCGATTTTGGCAACAAGCTTGCCTTCTTTGAACTCAACGTCGTAAGAACCAATCTCACCAATCTGACCATCTACAATATCTTTTTCCATGACATCCCTTTCATATTACGCCAACGGTTGAATACCGTGGCTTTATTTTGGCAATCAAATCACCGCGATAGTTTGCCAACCTAATCCTTACCATCGCATTCCTTTGAGAGGCGTCCTCTATCTTGTGAGTGGTAGAGTCTCCCCCGCCAGCCTCAATAATTCTAAACGAATCTAGCATTAAAGACACATGCGTAATTTTTGTAACGCTCTCACCATAAAAGCAGAGCACACCCATGCCAGACACACCGTTGCTACCGTCTCGCTCAAACTTATCAAAAAGGTCCTGCGCGGTTAGGTCTTCCTTATTTCCAACCAGACCCACAGACCTAAGCACTTCGCAAATAAACCCAGAGCAATCAATCCCACCTTGCATCGGGTTGTTGCCTCCAAACTTATATGGAGTCTTTAAAAAGCTAAGTGCGTAGTCCTTTAGTAAGTTCATTTTTTTGTAATGTTTGCCCTGATTGATCCAGCCCCAGATGATCCAACGTATTTCACTCTTGCGAATGAATAATTCTGCTCACGAAGGTTATAAACCTGACTCCCAGCTGCTCCAGCAATTGCTACAGTCGTGTCAGCAACAACATCCCAGTCATTAGGAGACTCGGCATCAGAGCTACACTCAATAGATAAAGCGCCAGTTGGAGTTCCTGTCCAGACCGCTTGCACCGCGAAACCATCGTGTGAACGAAGGTCGATGACTGGAGAGTAAATAGTGGAAACAGCCATCGCTGTATCTGGCCACGAGTCGTGGTCATATGTTGGATCTAGTGTAGACATGATTATTTACCTACCCTTTCAGAGATAACGGCTTCAATTCTGGCCAAAGCTTCTTTTACCATCCCAAGATCGTTCACAACTTTTTCAGACAAGGCCTTGTGGTCACCGTGCAAGTCATCAATTCTTTTCTCAAGTAATTGGTTCTCCCTCTTAAGTGCCTTCACGGTTCCCTCCAGTCTTAAAAACCAGACTATTAAACCAAAAGCTGCAAATCCAAGTTGAGAAATGTCCAGTGTCAGGTTGTCCATTAATGTTACCTTATTGTTTATCTTCCAACTTTGATTATGTGAATAAATCCGTTTGGATTGCTTGACGCAGAACTCTGATCGGTAGCGCCAGAGCCAAGCGCCCTGATTACATCGTTGATGGCTCCAGTGAAGCAAGCAGAACACGAGTTGTTATTCCTTGCCGCACCGGCTTGACCGCCCTTTTTGCAGAGCGTGTTTGTTCCAATCACTATTGAATTTTTTGTAATTTCAAAAACACCGTCTACACCCTGATCAAGATAGTTTCCATCAGCACAATAAAGCCCAGCCTCATTAAGTGTTATTGTGTGACCAAGCGATGAACTTGATGCCGCTGTAAACGCTGTCCCTGTATTTTGGCTTGTGTTTGAGTATCTGAACACTGCTGTGTTAGTTGTCGCAAACTGTGATCCAGCTGTGTAAGTATCCATCCTTACTTCTGTTCTTAAGTCTGGAAGGATAACTGGAGCGGGCATCTGCTGGTTAATTGCCTTAATGCTCCACTCAATAGATGAATCAGAAGTTCCGCCAGCAAGTATGTCACACGCACCACTGTCGGCTTTACATTGAATCTCAAAAGTAATCGGATTGGTGTTTGTAGCTTGATACTGTCCACAAACTGGCATTGTGTTGTAAAGGTTTGCTGCTTCTCTAATCTCGCTGTGTGCAATGTCCGTTGTTCCATCTGTCAGCTTAAACGCACCTCTTGCATTCGCAGTTCCAACAGAACCTTTCACAAGCGCACAAACATCGTACTTGTAAACCTTAGCAGGAGTGAACGTGATACCTGGAAGATTACTACCAGCCGTTGCAACGGTGCCAAAGTTAGTGTTAGTTCTTTGAACAATGGCAGCTGTTCCAGTGGGAGTGAGCGGTCCATATGCAGTATTACTTCTGGTCCACGACGCTCCGCCAGCGGTATGGTAACCGCTCCAGCTAGCAGCAGTAGTGTCTGGAGTGTACCCGATTTGAGCCGATGTTGGATACCTGTAAACCTTGATCGTCATTGGCATTGTGGTCTGACCAACGTAAATCGAACCACCACCAGAAACTTTGCCCTGCATCTGCAAGGTCACATTGCTTTGTGCGGTAGTATATTTAATAGAGAACGCTCCAACACCACCAGCAGTAGGGTAAACCGTAGCATCAGAAGTACCCTGAACAGCATCTCTCGTTGCATTGGTTCCATCATGAAACTGCCAAGCACTTAGCGTACTTGCTGTACCACCGTATAAAGATCCAGAGACAATGATCGAATACTCACCAGCGGGAAGCGATGCGAATTTGATAGCAGGAATGTTTGTGGATGGTTGAAGAGCAAGTCCCTCGGTCGTATAAGTACAACCCGTTTGTGTTGCAAAGTTTGCGAATGTTGCAGAGCTTGTGATCCAA